AACTATAGGCAAATCATCTTTTTTAACTATAGGTAAATCATCTTTTTTAACTATAGGTAAATCATCTTTTTTAACTATAGGTAAATCATCTTTTTTAACTATAGGCAAATCATCTTTTTTAACATTTTCGTTCTCTTTCATTATATATTATAACATTATAATATTATATTGTTAATAATATAATATTATAATGTTATAATATATATAAATATGTATTTTAGTAAACATTCAAAAAAAGAAAATACTAATATATTAATCGAAAATAATATATATAAAATAGGTACCGATGTTAAAGTTTTAGAAAAAGTAACACATACTTTTATTAAAATAGATAATAATATAGTATCTAAAAATTTATATAAAGGCTCTTATATATTTGACGAAAAAGACTCTTTTAAATTAAAAAATTCAGATATGGATATAGTACCCGATGGGTGTTATAAAATTAAAACATCAATAAATATAGATATAAAAAACTGGAATGTACATGACGTTAACCTGAATAATTATTATATGTATAATATTAAAAACGGAATAATACTTAATAAATGTTTAATGGGATATTATATAGATTTACATCATAGAGTAATAAATTATGTAAATGAAGATGGAATAACATCTAGTGTATCTGATGGTATATATTATTTTGATGATACTAATATTTATAAGTCCGTTAACAATGTATTAAAAAATTTAGATATTGGATGTTATCAATTAACAAATATAATTAATAAAAATATTATATTTGAATCAAACAAGGATGGTATAAATCCATATGACGGATATTTTTTAAATAAAAAAACATTAGAAAAATATAAATCTAATAATAATATTGGAACATTATACAATGGTTCAAATATCATAACAGAAGATAAGATATATATTAATATTAATGGTATGTTAAAAAGTATAAAATTAGAAAATGAGTAAATATTTTATTTTTTAATAATCTATTCTTTTATATATTTTATATATACAATAATGGAACATAAAAAATGTTATGATGTCGATTTTTATGATTGTGTTAATAGTGATTGGACTAAAGAAAAAATCAGTATACCCAATGAATTTACAAAATGGAATACTTTTAATAAAATATTATTTGAGAATTTTAATATATTGCAAGATATTATTAAAAATAATAAAACTATATCACAAGTTAATAAATTATATATTAATAAAAATGATAATGGCTTAAAGTTATTATACAAATATATAAAAAAAATAAATGATCAAAATAATAAAAAAATGTTATTTAACTTTATGTTTAAATTATATTTAAAATACAATATAGACTTTGTACTTAATATTTTTATTCATAATAAACCAAGAAATACCGATACATTAATTCCTTATATTGAACATAATGATGATCTATTAAAAAGTTCATCATCTAAAGATAAAGAAAGATTTATGTCTTTGGTAAACACTGTTAGCGATCTTACAAAAATAAAAATGAACCCCGATAATATTTATTATATATGTAATATTTTAAAAAGGATAAATAATTTAAATTCCGATGAAAAAATTATAAATTATATGGATTTAATAAAAACATTTGATAATTTGGATTTTATTAGTATATTTTTTATTAAATATAATAAAAACATTAATGACGTATATATAACAAATTATGATTATATAAAAGATTTAAATAAATTAATATCATTTATAGATATTTCCGTATGGAAAGAATATTTTATATTTAATTTTATTTCAAAATTCTATTTCTGTTTTTCTAAAGAAATAGAATTAACTTATTATAAATATTATAAAGAAATATACTTTGGTAGTATGCAATATGTTAGTTATATTCGAAAAAATGCAATTATTATAAATTTATTTAATCAATATATAGAAGAGTTATATATAAATAAATTTAATAATATAATGACTGAAATAAAAACCAAAATAATTTATATTTTTGATATGATTAAAAATATATTTACATCTTATATTAACGATGAAAAAAATAAATTATCAATAACAACAAAAGAAAAAATAATCTCTAGATTAGATAATATTAAATTATTAATAGGATATCCCGATAAAAGAATAATAAATATCCCTACAATTAATATTAACAAATCATTTTTTTACAATACTCGTAAATGCATAAAATCTAATATGTATAATAGATTTGATAATTATAAATATCAAAATAATAATATTTGGGGGGACTATATATATAACCCAAATGGATATTATTCATTATATACAAATACTATAATTATACCGTTGGGTGTTTTATGCGAACCTTTATATTTTCATTACGATAAAGATTTTATATTCAATTTTTCAGCTATAGGAATAATATTAGGTCATGAGTTAATACATGCTTATGATATATCAGTAACAAAGATACCGAATTATACTTTTTTATATGACTCCGATAAAATAAAATATTTAGAACAAATAAAAAAATTAAAAATTCAATTTTTGGATGATGATAATGCAATAGGTGAAATAATGGCCGATATAATAGGCATATCAATGAGTTTAACCGCGATGGTTATTTATTTAAAAAAAAATAAGGTTGAAGATATGAAACCGCATTATAGAAATTTTTTTATTAAATATTCATTAATATGGAAAAATATAACTATTGACGATCTCCCTAAAGAAAGTAATGAAAAGAAAGATGTACATCTTTCTTTTAAACCAAGAGTCAATAAGATATTAGCTAATATAGACGAATTTTATGATGCTTTCGATATAACTTCGAGTTATAAATATTATATCCCCCCTAATGACAGATATCGGATGTTTTGATATAAATACTTAGTATAATAATAATATTATAATATATGGAAATATCAAATAGCACATATTTTAAATATAAATGGAACTTATATTATTATTGTGATAATAATAATAATTGGAATGAAGATAGTTTTGAAAAAATATATACTATTGAAAACCCTAACCATTTTTGGAAATTATATAATAATTGGAATATATTAGGAGGTATAACAAATAATCAATTTTTTTTAATGAGGGATAAAGTACTACCTCTTTGGGAAGATCCTATTAATATTAACGGGGGGTGCTGGGCTTATAAAATACATGAATCACATAGTTCATCATTATGGGAAGATTTATCCATGTATTTAGTATTGGATGAACTCTGTCTATCTATATCAGAAGAAATTGTCGGTATATCAATTAGTTTAAAAAAAAATAATATTTGTTTAATTAAAATTTGGAATACAAATTCTAAAAATAATAGTTTATCTTTAATAAATAAAGATATTATAAAAAAATATGGTATAAATATTATATATATCGCCAATTTAACTAAATAATTTTTGAAGAACTCAACACTAATTTTAAATCACCTAAATTCATTATTTGATAAGATACTATTATAGGATAATCATTTTTGATATATAACAAAACATTATTACATAAACTGGTACATTTGGTAAAAATTAATAAAAATTTTAATTCATATAATCCTTGAACTATTTCATTAGTGTTTTCTATTGTTGATTTTATAGACAATCCATTAGTAGATTCTTCGACTTCAAATTCAACACTACATATTTCTCCTTTTCCTGAAAAAAACAATTTATTATTAGTTGCTTTAATTTCTATTTTATCGGATAATGCAAACATATCTTTACAATATTTATGAAAATCTTGTGAAGGTAATGATATTACGTAAGGATATTTTATAGGAGATATATCATAGGAATCTTCATCTATATCCATTAAGTTTATTTTAAAAGTTTTTTTTTCTTTTCTCTCAATGTTTTCTAATATTACTATTAATTTATTTATATCATCGTCATCCACTATCCATGACATAGTATCAAAATGAGTCATGCATTTAAGACATTTAGATAAATTACTAATATCCAAACCAATAGTTAATTTTTCTTTAAAATAATTATATTTATATGAATCAAATTTATCAACATATAATTTCATATGTACTAAAATTTTTCCTGTTTTATTTATTTCTTTTAATACTATACCTCCCGAATCCGCTACATTTGGATCAATGGGAAAAAAAATAAAATTTATATCAGTTAATAATGAATTAATTGCATCTATTACAATTTTTATAGCAGATGTTTGACTTGTTTTTAACTCTATGATATACCCCATAATTATTATATTTTTAACGATATTACTTTATAATAAGATAATATATAATATATAATATAAAATATATATTATATTATATTATATATATAATGTTAAATTCTTATTATTTAGTTCACCCATATATTAATAGTCAAAATTTTACTAATCATACTAAGGCGAATAATTCAATGGCCGCTGCGAATTATTTTTATAATGAATTGTCTAAAAATTTTAATAACACTGTTCCTCAATTTACGTTTACTATCCAAAAAGGGTCTTTAACGGGAAAACAATATAAACATTTTACCATACATGAAAAAAAAACAAAAGACGCGCAAGTTAATTATGTAATTAAAGAATTTACATCTGTCAGTAAAGATAAACTTAATAGTTTTATTAAACAGCTTAGTGTTGTATCAAATAAATTTAAAAATGAATCATTAGAGGGAGGTGATAGTAATAATGAAAACGAAAATTATAAAAATAAAAATAAAAAAAAGAAGAAACCTTCTAGAGATAAACATGATAAAAAACAACACCGTAAGGATGACTCAAGCGATTCATCATCGGAATCATCTTCAGAAGAAAATGAAAAACATTCAAAGAAACATTCAAAGAAACATTCAAAGAAACATTCAAAGAAACATTCAAAGCATCGATCAAATGATTCTTCAGATTCTTCAGATTCTTCAGAATTAGATTTTTTTAATAATATTGGTTTAAATAATAATTCAATAGATAAATACGTTCAAAAACAATTATTTAATAATACTATTAACGATCCTTTATATTGGTGGTATTGGCCTCAGTTATATTCATTACCTAGAGTATTTATGCCTTCATTTGTTTCAAATGTATTACCCTTTATAGAAATATCTTTTTTAGATTAAATTATTTAAATATATTAAAAATAATTTAATATTATCTTTGTTTAATATATGTCCGAATTACAAAAAAAACTAATACGTAAATATAGAAATATTTTCGGAATTTCGAAAATAGTTTTATCAGATAATAATAATAATATATTTAATACTAATATATATAATAATACATCATTAAATATAATAGCCAATTGCTCTATTAATCAAAATCTTGATGTTTATAAAAATATTAACGTAACTGGGAATATTGAATGTAATAATATATCTACTAACTCTATGGTAATATCATCTAATTCGGTTTTTAATAGTTTGGTAATAAATGATATGCAAATAAGTAATGATAGTATCATTTATAATAATTTAAATATTGATTCTGATTTATATTGTAATAACTTTATTAACGCAAATAAATCAATTCATGCAAATATAGTAAATAGCAATATAATAAATACAAATGAGATAAAACAATTAACTGATAAAATAAATATTCATGCAAACCATATAACAATAGGAAATTATAATACACAACTTAATATATCGGGAGTAATAAATAATATTAATACAAAGGATTTAAAAATATTCGATAAATATATTAGACTAAATAAAATAGATAATGTTGACAATAATTATTACGGAATTGAAATACTAGGTATTAGTAATACTGGTTATATAAGAACTAATGATAATATGGATATATTTGAAATTAAACCTCCTTTAGGAGATTTAAATTATTTAGTCGAATTTGATAATCAGGAAAATATTTTTATAACAGGAAATGCAAATATTTATAAAAATACTAAAATTTATTCAAAATTTGTAAATAATAATAATGCATGTATTAACAATAACGTATATTGTAATAATATTAATATATCTTCAAATGGTACTTGTAATAATATATCATTCACTACTGTAAAAATAATTGAAAATACAGAGATTGCTGAAGATATGTTTTTACACAATTTAAACAATAATTCTTATTTAAAATCAAATAATATAACTAATCTGTCTTATATAAATATTGATAATATATGTATATATAACAATTTAACAATTAATTCTATGTTAAATGTTAATGATAATATAGATATTAAAATTAATGGAACTTTGTTATCAAATTTAAACATAACTTCAGATATTATTAATAATAATTGTACAATAAATGGAAATTTATATGTATCTGGAAATGCTTCATTAAAAAATAATAATACATCTTATAATATAAATATTGGGGGCGATTGTTCTATAAATCAAGATTTAGTAATACATTCTGGTTTACATACTGCAGGGTATGCTAAAATAAATAATAATGTAACATTAAATAATCTAGATATAAAAAATATAATAATATTACCATTAAACCATTATAATACAAATTATGACGCCGTTTTAAATGGTATACCTGAATGGGGTATATATAGAACTGGAGGAATAGTTAAAATAAGGCTTGATATAATCCCTCCTGATATTTCACTTATTGGAAATTCTGATATTAGTATAGTATTAGGAAATCCATATATAGAACCAGGTGTTATTGCATTAGACAATGACGGTACGAATACCGAGGTATTTATATTATCTATTAAAAGTTCTAATCAAGTAGATTATATAGAATCAAAAATTTTATTAACTAATATTAATTTAGAAATAACATTACAAACTCCATTAATAGAAGATACATACACTATTACATATATATCTTCTGATATTATTGGAAATGATTCTTATATAACCAGAACTTTGCATGTAATTAATGCATAAATATATTATTTATCTTTTATCTAAGTCCATATTTTGATACACCTAGAATAAGATAATATCATATAAAGAACCTAGTAAAATTATTATAATTACAACATATATGTCGTAATTATAATAATTTAGTATATAAATAATTTATTAAAATTATTCATATTTTTTAAATACATAATATACAAATAAATCACTCCAAATTTTACTTTCTCTATCAGTATCTTTCAATTCCCCGTAAAATTTTGCTATTTTTGAATAATATGTTTTATTTTTAGGATTTTCCTCATGCTGTATAACTGTTGTAAACCATTCTTTATTAGCCGAGTATACATTAGAAAAATAATCCCAATCAACTAATAAACATTTTGATTTTTTCATAATGTTTTCTAAGTATGTTTTCGTAACCAAAAATTCATGTAAATATGTATCTTCTTGACTTATCCAAGACATATAAATACTTATTCCTTGGTTATATGTATCTTTAATATCTCCCGTAAATGTTTTCTTAATTTCAAAAAATTTAACTCTATTTCCTTTTTCATCTATATACCAAGATGTATATGTATCTTTATTATTTAATAATTTTAATAACAAATTAGGGTCTAATAGAGTACATAATACATATCCACCATTTTTTAAATATTTATTATTTATGTCTACCAAATTATTTACAGATTTTTCAGTTTGAAATAAATAATGTATCGAAAATTGATAACTTATAATATCAAATTTAGTATTGTTGTTAAAAGTTTCCATCAGTAATTTTTTATTTTCAGCTGTCATTTTAGTAAATATTTTTTCCTGAGTATCAACATCAAAACCTATAGTGGAATCGGCTTGTATAAATTTCATTTTTGTAAAATTAGGGATTTTCATATTATCTTTATATCGGATAGTTGCGCTATCTATAAAACCAAATAATCCTTCATAATTAGGATCGGTACCTACATAATTTTTTACTCTTGCATTGTTCCACTTATTAATATCTCCGCCTCTTCCACATCCTATATCCAATACATCTTTTCCAATATTATTTGATTTATTATCAGTGTATTGGTTTGCATAATTATATATTATTATTGATTTTATAAAATTATGAAAAGGTCTGAATGAACCTAAATCGGTTGTTTTTTGATAATATTTATCTTGTGTTTTATCCTGTGAAATAATTTTATAATTCATTCTGGTTAACATTAAATTTTTTTGTTGTGTGTATATTTCAGGATTACTTAGGTTTTTAATTTCATCAATAGTAATAGCTTCTCTCATGGATTTCCATATTTTTATGGCTGTTTCTTTATAATTTCCATATTTTTTCTTATATCTCAGGACAGATTCTGTTTTATCCCATCGTGTTTTTAATATGGTCCATCTATATTGATGAGGTATATTTATATCATTATTATATGATAGTTCTATAACAGATTCATTATTTACTAAATTTCCTTCCAAATCTCTTACTTCATCTCTATCTATAGGGAAATAAGCAATATTATTATTTTCTTCTTTCATAAACGGAATAGGTACTTCTTTGCTTCCTATATTATCACCAACATATAAATTAGTTACTCTAAATAATTTATTATTATTAAAACAATTAAGAGTATTGTCGTAAACTTCTAGAAATCCATTAGTACCTTCTTTCTTTTTAAATGTTATATAAACATCTATTGAATTCATATCAGGTGGTTTATATTTAAATATTTTATTTTTTTGTTCTTTATTGTCTTTTGTATATTTTTGATTAATTGGTGTATATATGATACCATCTATAAAATAAGGGCATTGTATATTTTCATCTGTACATTTTTTCCAAATCATGTCACTAAATGAATAAATTTCTGAATCATCTGCTCCAGTGGGAAATAAAAATAATTTTTTATAAAATATAATATCATTATTATTTCCTTTATTAATTAAACTATTAAGATTACTGTAAAATTTTTCTATCTCATCCCCATAATGTTTTTCTTGATTTTTTAAATCAAATTTTTTTTCTGTAAAATCTAAGATTTTGTATTGAGGTATTTTTAAATAATTTATAAACGTATCTATATATAACAATCTTTCTTTCAATATTGGATTATTTTTAACTTCTTCATTATTATGATATATACAATCATATATCATAAATAAATATAACTTATTTATTTTTAATATTTCTCCTTCAAAAATAGTATTATTAACATTATATTGGTAATTGGTTTTTATTACATTTAAATTATTAGATAATAAATATATCGTATTATTATATACAAATATTTGATATTTCTCACCATCTGTTTTTTCAGTAGCTGAATATGAATTAGGAATATTATCAATAAAATGTTGAACTTCCGCTGATATTGGTTGCATAGAATATAAATTTGTATATGATAAGGTATCTGATTTATACACCAGTTTTTTATAATTTGTTAAAATTTCGTCTATTTCACTATTTTTCATAATTTGATAAGAACCTACTAAAACTTGTTTAATTTCAATAATTTCCTCAATTATTCTATCACATATTTTATAATCTAATGGATCGCTGCCTTTAGTATATTCTAATTCAATTTCAAATTCTTTATTCGCAGCATGTATTTTATCTGGTGTATATGAAGTTTTTACAATAGTCGCATCTATTCTCAATATTCCTTTTTTAGGATCATTTAATAAAAATAATGAAAGTCTTTGCTTAAATCTAAAGGTAATTTTTGAAGAATCTGAATGATCTTGTCTATTAATTTTAGACAAATCTGTTTTTTGTAAAGGGACTTCTTGTGATAATCTGATTCTAATATCATATTCATTAAAATCGATAATATTTTTATTATCTTTTATTTTACTTATGTATTTATATTCATCTTTTTCATTTTCTTCTTTATTTGTTAATTTAGAAAGTAATGTTGAAAAAATTACACTATTGTTTCTTTGATGAACATAATTCATAAAATTATTTATACTATCTATACCATCTATAGTAATTCTATAATTAGTTGATTGAGATATATTATATGATATATCTAATGATGTTTTAAATATTAAATTAGATATTTTTGTAGTAGGGTCAATTACTTCCTTATATTTAATAAACTGACTAATGTCATTAAAATTTATAATAGATAATTTATTAGTAGTTTTATAATTATTAAACATTATTTCAAATTCACCTGTATCGTTAATTTTTTTAAACAAGTCTCTAATATTTACCAAATCTGAATTACTAAACATTATATTTATATATAATTATATTCTCTTATATAAAAATTATATTTTTCACTTTTTATTTATTATGCTTTATACTATTTTTGATATTATGTCCAATTTCGAAAAAAGTTTACAAATGTCAAAAAATTTGACTTTATGCAAAAACAACTGTAAAGTAACTACTAAGTGACATTATACCATTTGATTTTTTATATTAATTTACTAATATTGTTATAATGATAGTAGTAAATTAATCTAATTTATAAGTTGCCATTGTTTATGTTATTTTATAGCTCCGTCTAAATTGTTAATGACTACAATTATGTTTTATTTGAGATTCAACTATTTTTATCATATGATTTACTGCGTTTTCATCTCTATGGATATGGTGAAATGTTCATTTAATTTACTGTAAGAGCTATGTTCGGTGTAGAAATATATTTAAGTCTGTATGGAGATACTTTTAATTTATCACTCTAATTACCAAATACAAGCGCTGTATTATCACCGAATTTTTTATTAATATCGTGTATCAGTATACTTACTGTTTTTTATCGTTAAATATATCCAAACCATTTTATTTTTCTAAAAATATCATTTTTATATTTCTCTAATAATTATTTATTTATTTTATTTTTACAAAATATATACTCTTAAATTTTTTGTGAAATAGACTGTAAAATAGGACCATACTATAAAATATATCATTATTTTCTATTTTTATATATAAATAAAGATATATATATAAAAATATAATATGATTAATTATAATACTTTAATAATTATTAGAGAAACAATAATTAGAAATACATTTTTAAAAATACATTCTATAAAAATAAATAATTATATACTATATTATAATATATATATATTTTTAATAGATTTTTGGATAAAAATATTCAATTACTTTAATATCGAAATAATTTATTCATATGATAATTATTATAATACTAATAAAGATGTTATAAATGTATTAACACCACCAATAATTTCATTTAATATATATTATGACGTTATCAATTATATCGACATTACTAAAAAAATAGGTAAATATAATAATAAAATACCTCTACATTTTATTATATATCATGAATTAATCAATAATAATATTAAAAAAATAGATAGTGATAATTTAAGATGTTTTTTTACATTTATAAAAAACAATAAAATTAATTCTATTATCGTTAATATATGTAATTTTAAATATAAATACATGAATACAGATAATAATTATAGTGTTAATAATATTACAGTAGATAAAATAATAAAATATAATTTCGGTGAATTGGTTATTAATTATTAATGTTTTTTGATATTTGTAAACTTTTTGTGAAATTGACTGTAAAACTTAATCGATTTTTTAAAAATATATAATATGAATTATCGATGATACTTATCTAAAAAATATTATATATTAATAATATAAAAAAAATTGAAATGTTATTTCAATAAATACCTCATAATAAAATTAATTAATACCGTAGCCATTTTGGCTCAAGTATTGAGATACTATTTATCTAACAAATAATAATACATTTTATAGTTATTTAGGTTAATAAATATGAACTTCTATTATTCTCGTGCAGCCGCTATAATTGCCTTTTATGATAAAAAACTAAAAGACTTATCTGTCGATAGTTCTAATAATAAAAAAAAAGAATGTATGGAATTATTCAATAATGGTATTGTAAATACCACCAATGCATTAATAAATGATATTAAAAACAAATCTTTTAATTATAAAGATAAGAATGATTACGACGACGATGCTTACGATGACTATGATGAACATGACCGAGACGATTCGTATGATTGTGAAAACTACTTTTATTATTTACAAGATATTCATTTACGATGTCGCGACCATATATTAAATATTGATTATTATTGTCAATTAGTAGTTTTACCTAACATATCCGCAAAAATCGATTCACTAAAATCAAAATATAAAGATAATCCAGTAGAATATATAATTATGGAATATATTTTATCCGATTTATATACAGAATATAAAAATATTATAACATATGAGAAATATACAAATTACAAAAAACGAGAATTTTTAGAATTGTTGAAAGATGGAATAACGTATTATAACAGGTTTAATAATGTTAAAATTTTATATAATATTATTAATATAATTTTAGATAAATTATTTATTAAGATATTTTACAATAGTAAAAAATAATATAATAATACTTTACATATAAAGATACTTATATCTAATATAAGTATATCCTGGAATAGATATATTCTTATTCTAAGGTATATATAATTATCATTAATCACATGTTCGGTTAAATGATAATTATCTACATTTTATATAAAATGTAGATAATTATCTTTATTTTATATAAATATAAATACAACGGTTTTATAAATTATTAAATCAGTTAGTCAAAAAGTTTAGACTATAATATTTTTATTTATCGTTATAAATAAATAAAAATTTAAATCTATTATATTTAGACATTTTATAATATTGAATATTTTTTTACATTTGTAAACTTTTTACAAATCGACTTTAATTGTTATTATATTATATAAAAACAATATATTTAAAATTTATACAACCTAGTAAAATATTCTTTATAATCACTATTTTTTAATAATGAAAAAATGTATTCATCATTGTTTATAATATTATTGTCATTATTGAAAAATTTTATATTATCAAATGGATTAGAATTATTCTCATTAACATATCCAACAATAAATTGTATTAGTTTATGTTTACTCAAATCAAAAGTATTAATTATATTAAGATTTTTATCATTTTCATATTCCAATGATATATTTTCATATACTAACTTAGGGAAATCGCGTGTATATATACGATTAATTAGTTTTTCTATTTTATCATTCCATATATTTTTATTCCATATAAACATATCATCTAATAATATCATTTTATTAATATCATCTAAATAACTTGATATATTTAGTGAATTTTCTAACTCCATTAATATTTCTACTATTAGTAATTCAATAGCTTTTATTGTTTTATGGTTATAGATTTCTCTATGTAGTCTATATCTAATAAAAAACATATGATATATAGCTTCTTTGGCTTTTATTGAATAACAAATTTCATCATTAATTATTTTAGCTTCATTTATTATTCTGGTTGGATCAAAACTAAATTTTAGTCCTACTGAATTTACATCTCTCACAATATAATCCATTTTATCCACGTCTATATTATTTAATTGATTTGATATAATTTGAAATATCCATTTACCTACTTTATATTTATTTAACCATTTTTCATAATTTGCATATTTTGGATAAATTAAGTCTTTAATTACATCAAATTGATCTTGTGAAATATCTATATTATATTGTTTAATTATAAATTGTAATAATATTATAGATCTATGTTCATGTATATTATTTTTATTTTTTGAAAGTTTATTACAGTCGATTTCACAAAAAGTTTATAAATGTCAAAAAATTGGTCAATACTATAAAATGTCTATATATACTAGATTTAAAATTTTATTTTATTAAAATTAAATTTTTATTTCATGGTAT